CCCAAGAACACGTCATCCGGTGAACCCTACCGGCGAGTTGCACGCACTAAGTGGGAGGCCTGGATCAGGTTTGGAAACGTGGCACCCCAACGTCTCTGGAACGAGATGGAGGCGTACGCCATGAGCGACTTCCACCCTGACGTCAGGCCGTTCGTCCTCTGGAAGTCTTTCCCAAAGGACGAGTTGCTGCCGCTGGAGAAGATCAACGCAAATAAGTGTCGTGGCATTGTGTCCCCACCGCTTGACTTCCTCCTCTGCATGATGCGGTTGACCCAAGATTTCAACTCGCGTCTCAAGGCCCACTACATGGACACACCATCGAAGCTCGGCATGGGCTTCGCGCACGGTGGTATGGATGGCCTTGTCGCTTACCTCCAGAGTGCTGCCTCGGAGGTTGTTCGTTTCGAGGAACGTGATGTGTCCTCGTACGACTCGCGCATGCCGCAATTCCTGCTCAAGAGGTGGATCCCTGAGCTGAGACTGCGCTACATGACGCGTCAGCATGCCGAGGACTGCGGGGGAGTCATGCGTGCGGTCTATGATGAGATCGCCCGCTCACGCATTCTCGCAGTCGATGGCACCGTCTTCCAGAAACAGCAGGGACAACCGAGCGGATCCCCGTGCACCACCGAGGACAACATCCTCGCGCACATCGCCATCATTGCCATGGGGTACTACAGGACATGCCGTAACATCGGCAGGCAACCCCTGGCAACTGATCTGCTGCGCCACATCAAGTGGGGCATCTATGGTGACGACTGCATCGCAGGCATCGGACGTGAGCTAGCCTTCTATACCATGGAAGAGCAGGCCCTCGCCTTTGAATTGCTCGGGATGTCCGTGCCCGTGGAGAAACGCAAGGTTGTGGAGGTCTGTCCTCCGTCGTGCGTGAAGAAGCACGACCACATCTCTGGACCAGATGGCCTCAGCTTCCTAGGCAACACATTCCGCCGACACAGGAGGAACGGCATGTACGTCCCCGTCGGAAAAGAGGAACATGCCTGGTCCAGTTTGCGGTTCCCGCTCCGCAACTGTCGCGACATCGCGGATTCTGCCGAAAGGGTCATCGGAATCTGGATCACTTACTTCTACTGCCGCTGGGTGTGCGACTGGTGTGAGGAGTGGATACACCGCCACCGGTACGAGCTCGCGCGCATCCACGAAGGACTCAGGGAGCTGGACCTCATCGGTGAGTTCAACTTGCCGGGTGTTCCTACCCGAGAGTGGATCGATGCACTGTGGACTGGTGAAGAAGCTGTAGGTGCCCGGGGTGATTGCCGCATCCTAAAGCTTCTCACCATGTCCGGAAAGCAGAGCAAGCAGCAGAAGAAGCAGGCTGGTAAAAAGGGCCGCAACGGGTTCATCCCTGCGAAGGGCCGCCAGTCGAAAGTGCAGATCGTGTACGTCCCTCGGCCCGTCCGTCAACCGGTTAAGAAGAAGCTCGACGTGCGTGTTGGCCGTGTCCCTGGCGGCTACACATCGAACACACGCGCGGCCAGCTACCGCGCCCTGCCGGACGGCTCATTGTCGGTCTCCGGTTGTGAGTTGGTCGGCACAATCTCGACCACTGGTGTCCCCACGCAAGGTGATGTTTTGTACTCCCTAGCGTTGGCTGGCGTGACGCGCTCACTCACGCTGGAAGCCACCAAGCCGCTGTTCTCACTGTGGAACGTGCCCATCAGCGGTGGGATGGGACCATCAGCTGACAACCCCG